CATGGGAAGATACCGGTCGAGGCAATACGGGCACCGACGGGATTAACAACATGAATACTCTCCCGTATCAGTAACAACCATAATGCTGCCGGCGCTGGCGGTCGACGAAATTACTGCAGCTCCTGCGGAGCCAGAAGCAATTAGGTTACCAGATAGTTCGATTGTGGTGCCAGAAGTGCCATAAATGATGGCAGCCAAAGCGCCTGTCAGCTGGACTTGACCACCGTCGCCGCCGACGGTGTCCTCAAAAATGAACAAGCCATATGCATTGTCCATGGACCAGCCGGCTTCGCCTGCTGTGCCGGCTGCGGGTCCGCCGTCAGCAGTGGTCTGTGTGCCGAGGAGGCGAATGTAGGTTAGAGGGGAACTATTCTTGAGGTATGCCTGCGCGGCGTATGCCCCATAAGTGGTAGCGGATTTGTCCGTACCTTCGCGCCATACATCGTCGCCGGCGCCGCCTGCAGCGGGGGTGCCGAATATATTAACAAACTCTTGAAACGAGTTTACTGTAACCGGGCGAAGGGAAGGTCCCTTTTCAGCGCGGCCAATGACGACCGGACCGATACCTGCCGGGGAGGCAGGAATCTGGGAATTATCGATCTCGTTGACGAAAACTCCAGGGGATACAAATTTAAACTTTTTAACTGACATTAGTTATGGTCTCCTACATTGCGAAAATGTTCAAAGTAAATAGTACTTAATAGGCTGAATAGAATTATTCTCTATAAAATCCATCTTTTACAGATCGGGGGATATCTCCCATCACCGTTCTTTCCCGACCGATCTTGAATTCAACTGCATTTTGTCGACGGACGATTTTTGGTTTCTCTTGGTTTTCGCCTTCGCCGACTAAGTAACCGAGAACCTCAATTTTAACTGTTGTCTCATAATTTCTCTGCTTCATTCCCAAGTTTGCTTTATTGGAGGCATCAGCAAAGGATCCGTCGATGAAAACTTCGTAGAAATGACCATCATTCTCAATTCTTTTAGGCATTCGGGAATTGCCGGCAATTGTAAAGAATGGACTTATAAGTGAGTTAAGCTGCTGCTGATACTCAGTACGCAAAGAAATCTCATATGATACTTTAACCCAAACCGGAAGGGGAATGGTTATTGTCTCATAGACCGTCTTGGCTGCGGACATGTTTCTTTTGTTTGTGTTCTTTGATTTGCTCGCAACATCTTTATTAATGCCGCGGGATTGGTTTGCGGCAGCATTCTCAAATTCTGCTGTTTTCTTCTGGTTTATCTGGCGCGCGATTGTGATAACACCACCCTTTGCGTCGGGCTCGGGGTATATGTTGGCATAAACAGTGCCGCGGAAGTTTGGTTCTTTTGTAACCGATGACCGGTTGATTGTTATTAGTGGAAGAATGAGTGTTTCTTCAACGTCTCTTATGTCTTTGTTGTGCTTGATTTGATAAGCGCGCTCGGCTGTCACCCACAAAACTGGAACCTTTGTAAATCCCTTGTTGGATGTCACCGACAGATTAAGTCCTTCATCAATGAAACGAAGCATTGCTCCATCAATTGTTTCAAGGTTTGAAGGAGCAAATTCTATTTCTTCCAGCTTATCGGCAACATTCTTGTCGCCGATATAATCAAACTTATTCTTTTTCTTGTTTTTTATTTCTTTTTCTGTTCTTTTGCTTCTCGACATTTGACTATCCTACGTAAATACCGACAGGAACGTTCTGAAGGATCTTCTCAGACGCGTCTTGCATTGAGGAATCAGTTACTGCCAGCTTCTCGTAGGTCATCTCGTCTAGGAGCGTCTTCAATTCATTTCGTAAGTTGTCTTGCTCGACGCGAGCCTGTGCCAATAGATCAGATGCATTCAAAGTAACACTCTCTCCTGGGATCGGTACCGTTGAAAACTTTCCTCTAACCTGTCCCAGCATCTCTTTTGTGAGCGCAAGGGCAAAACGGCGGATCCATTGCTTTCCAATTGAATTAATATTTTCATATGGAATATTCTGAAACGGGAGAGTATTCATGTTGTTAATCCCGTCGGTGCCCGTATTGCCTCGACCGGTATCTTCCCATGGCTGATATTCGTTATCTATCGAAAACTGAATCCAGAAGCTCTCTGGGCTCGTGCTATCGGGTTGCGGGAATATCCGCATCATATTATCTTTGATCTCATAAGAATAGTGGGATATTCGTGTCCACAAAGCATCCTCATATGCCATGGCCTGAAGTTTGTTCTGCCATGCCGGCACAATTTCGAATGTGGAATCGTCTGCATATTGTCCATAGGTTCTCATATTGCCTACGACCGAGAAACCTCCGTAATAACCATAAAACCTCCACATTGCCCGCGGGGTTTTAAAAAACACTTTTCTAATGATTACTCGTTTATTGGTCACTTGCCCGTAATAGGGGACCGTGGTGTCAGTCGCTGAAGATTCGGATAAAAGAGTTTGCAAGTCATAATCTTGCTTCCCGGTTATGCGCGGGACGGATGCTGAGTATATGGGGGTTAAGCCGCCGAAGCCGGCTTCTGTAGCAATACCTTCCGAGATTCGACGGACGTATCCATAATCAAATCGCGGATAATTTAAGGCAACATTGGATCCCGAGAGGGGGTCGCCGCTTACAATTTGCCCATTCTGGTCAAAGGACGCGGTCGCAGAGCCCAAGAAAGTTGACAATGAGTTTTTACTCTGATGTAAATTAATCAGATAGGAATATTCTAGAACAGACTCTTCGTATGCCGCGTATACATTACCTTCTGCCAGTTCGATGTCTAATATATCACCGCCGAGTTTCTTATAAGTATAAGCGACCTGATCTGCTGCACCAGATAAGAACGCCGATGATTCTGCATACATTCCGAATGGTAACGTCACAGCAACTTTTGATATACTACCGGTAGCAGCCAAGATATTAGCATTTGATGTTGATGCTGGGCGAAGATTTGGAATTGCCATTTAGAGTTCCTCTATTAATACATTACTAAATAGAAAGCCCCGCCTCAAAAGAGACGGGGCTTTTACTATTTTGACCTTACGTCGGTTTATGCTAGACTAGGCTTTTAACAACAACTAGACCATACATGTCAGGACGAACCATCTTCTTGGCATATCGAGTCATCACGCCCTTGCGAGGCACGAAGTCTTCAACACCAAAGATGGTAGGCGTGGTCTGTAGCGGCACATAAGGTGCGTATACATAGCCACTCTCTAGGAAGGAACTACCACGACGACCTACCAAAAGTAGCTCACGCGGGAAGTACGGGTCGACCATAATGTCGAACTTCTTGGAGATGGAACCAACCTTGACAGCACCCGCGTCTCCGCGATCGCTATCAGCGGTCACGTTGGCACGGAAGCCAGCAGTGAACTCAAGGATGTTGGCAACTTCGGGTCCGCAGACGACGAAGTTAGCAGCACCACGGAGAGTCTTACGATGGATCTGAGCGGAGACATCATTGATAGTCTCAATGAGGGTCTCATACCACTCAGACACATTGCCAGTGAAGTCCGGAGGACCAGATCCACCGACGGCACCACCAGTCTCGCGGTTCAGGAAATCACCTGGGGAGCGGGACCAGTAACGAACACCAGCAGTTGCACCACGTACGAGGTCCTCAAGGATCTCGCGATCGATCTCTAGAGCAATCTGCTCAGAGAGGATCTGGGTCAACTCAACCTCGGCGTCGAGGTTGTGGTATGCGTTGAGGTCCTGACCAAGCTCAGGGGTCCATTTGGCCTTGAGCTTCTTGGTGATAGCTGTGACAGCCACGGAATCGACCTTGATGTCGATCTCGGGAATGTCGTCACTACCTTCGAGTCCCCATAGGGGCTGTGCAAGCACGGCACCAATTGCGCCACCGGCACCACTGAAGTTATCAGTGATGGGGAAGGACGCAGTGAGGTTCTCACCGTTGAGGACTAGCGCTAGGGCTGCTTCAGAGTCATTACCATCAGTGATCAGTGTAAGCAGTACATTTCCTGCTGTCACCGGGTCCTGACGAGTAAGACGTCGCACAAAGATGCCCGTCGTCAAGTCAGCGTTGTTGGCAAGAGAAAGACGTATCGCAACGAAGTCGTCCGTATTGAACATCACCGGCGAAGTTGTGAGAGTCGATTCGACGATCGAGGCAACACAGAATTCAGAACCAGAAGCAATATCCGGATCAAACTGCAGAATGTTGGCTAGCTCGTATGCCGAGTTGTTGGTTCCGCCGGCGGGCCATACTGGCACACCATTGGCACCTACGGTACCGGAGACCCGGACGGTGATCGCGCTCATGGCGAGAGAACCGGTCGGAGACGAGTAAGCATTGTTGAGGGCATAAGGACCACGCTCAGCGTTAACGCCAGAAAGCGAAACACCGCCGGTGATCTGAGAACCGACAACCCCGCCACCATAGAGTGACGAGTCCGCGGGGTAACCTAGACGCGGATCATCCGCGCTGCCAGGACCGCCGCCACCGATCTCACTGGAAACAGTGAAGTCGAGGAAGAAGATGAGACCCGAAGGTAAGCTCATCGGCTGAACGCTAACGAGATCGTTAGCAATCAAGTTGCCGAATACACGGCGAACGAGAGGGAATGCAACAGCTGCAAAACCCTCAACGTCTCCACCACTCATGGATGAAGACTCACGTAGTAGCTCTTTTGCCTGGTTCTCAAGCAATCGAGCCATACTGTTCCGAATCGTATCATTACCGAGACCCTCTAGAAGCCCTGTGTTCTCCCATTTTGCAATGAGAGCAGCGCCTTCCGAAGAAAGATCACGGTTTACGATACCTTCGGTTAATTTCTGTACAATAGACATTTTATAACCTCCTAATAATTATTGTTGAATGTCATTTATTCAAACCTGCTAAACGCAGCATTCGACCCATATTTGGATCGATAGTTGCCTCGTTGTTTTTCTTAGAGCTGAG